CTATTTGGTCGTTTTGCTAGTTCCATTCCAATACAACCTTGATATTCTGAATCACTAAATGTTGATAGAAAATCATTCATAGGGTTACATATTTCCAACCAACTCTTAGACGATTTAGAACTAGAATAAACATCTGATATGTTCACTAATAAGTATCCACCACTTTTCACAGAACACCATAAATTTTTCAGAGTTTGTTGTAAGAAGTTTTCATTCCACTCATCAATCTCCTTGTACTTTACCCAACTCTGAGTATCATCATAACTATATCTTTCAACGTTGAAGTATGGTGGTGATGTAAATACGGTATCAAATTTATCCTCATATTTAGTGAAATCAACATCCTCAGCTGGTTGACAAATAAACTCAGATGTTTTATGTGGTTCGAATATTGATTTATGTTTATCGTAGAACTCAGATTGTTCTTTATAGATTGGATGATTTTCTTTACGAGGGTCAATTCCGAGATAATATTCACCGGTTTCACTTGCGTAAAAACCTGCCAACCTATCTCCCCATCCTGCACTAAAGTCTAAAATGTTTTTACTATCCAACATATCATATAAAACTTTAGAGACATTTGGTTTGAACTGAGCACATATGTACTTCCTTAGACCTATCATTGTTCTAAGAACGTTACGATTTATTTTTGGTAACTTCAATGAGTAGGCCGAACCCATGAGACTTGTCATGAACTTTTCATTACCCCAAGTTCTCTGTGGGCCTGGTGAAACCGAACCATCTACTGACCATCTGTTGGCTTGTTGAAAATAATTACTGGATTGGTTACCAGAATTTATCCTACGAAAGTATTGTTGTTCACCTTTAAATGATAATCCATATCTATACTCTGTTCCTTCACGGGCAAACCACTCACCATCCACAAGAATATCGGTATGTTTCATACCTTTTAATTTCAGATAATCACGGTGAGCATCTTTCTTAGATATTTCGGCGTAAGGTATTTCGTAAGTCATCGCTACTTTAGCAAGACTTTCCTTTACATCTTCCTTATCAAATGTATTCTTTATATGTTCCCACTCTTTCTCATCGATTGAAAGATAAGGTTTCATGTCTAAGAATTTATCGAAATATTCTAAATACATTAGTCTACATCTTGAACTGAAACTAAATAGTAAGTTGATTCATAATCATCAATCTTGAAAGTTATTCGTGACAATCCATCACCACTAACCTCTAACTTGGCACTTTCACATTCTTTATTTGCCGATAGAACTTCTTTGAAAACATTTGCGTTGAATGATACGTTATCAATATCTTCACATTTTGATGTAGTCACAGGTATTGTAACTCTATTAGTATTTACCGAGGAGTGACCTATCACCAACTTCGTATCAGTTCCATCTGTTATTACGGTGAAATTATCCGTATCAGATAACGCACCTTTACCAGCAATGAATTTATTAATGAACTGTGGTGTTACATCAATCTCGACATGAAACTCAGGAACTTGTTTGAGTTGTGGTGGTTTGTTAATTACAGACACATCACTCAACATGTAATTAACTGAAGAATGAGCATCCGATACTTTTAACGATATAGCCTTTTCACCAGCCTTATTGATAGAAACATTGATATCGTCATCTAGAACAGACAATAACTTTGATAATTGTTCTGTGTTATATACACCGATTTCACAATCCTCTATCTGTGATTTATCTAAACTTAGTTCACCTAATAAAGTTTTATCACCAGATATAAATCTAGCAGACAAATTATCAGAACTACTTTTTAATACGATTGAATTGACCGTTCCGTTCAAATAATACTTTTGAATGAATCTAGTCAGCCTTTGTTTATTCATTATAACTCCTTATTTAAAACCATATATACATATATATCGGTTTGTTTATTGAAAATCAAAAAAATCTTTCTATAGTTTTTGTCTTATCTGTTGGTTCATCCCATCTCATGGCTTGATACAACATCATAATTTTTTTATGTAAAGCTTGATTATAAAGTTTCTTATGATTGATAAATTGTTTTATAAAATTCATTATCTCTGGTGGGTCTTCATAACCCTTATATGCTATCGCATCCAAACCAAATTGATTATCTTTTAAATACAACCACTTTACTTTACTACCATTAGTTATACCTTCATATCGATTATGTTGATTGAAATGTTTCAACAAACCGTTGTAAGCTATTGAAGCTTTCACATGAACAGGTGTACCCTTTCTGTAACTCAGAAATTTACCCTCTGAGTCTTCAAGAAACTTTGTCAAATCCTTTACGCCTGTGGGTATAGAGACCTTATCTACATCCATCAGTTTCATACTGTTCCTAAAATTTACGATAAATTTATCTAGTTTATCCTTTGGTACATCCATCAATATATCTTCCAACAACTTACTCAACATATCCCTCATCGCTGATGGGAAGCTGGAACGAACCGTATCCAATCCCTTGACCATCATCTTATTTACTTTTTTACCGTTGTCATTGATAATTTTTAATCCATACCGTTTCTTTGTAACAAACAATCCACTTTTAGCTATTACCTCTTGTTTGATATCGAATCTATGTTTTGTGATATTACAAAATCTTTGTGCAAAATAATTATAACCATTGTTAAGATAATCTTGTACCTCACTGGCTATCTTCAAAATTTCTTTGGACATCTTATCTTCGTCCTTGATATCAAAGTGTGGGTGTCTTTTTTGAACTATGGGTGTTGCAGAATAAAATACAGAATCGGTATCGATATAAATACAATAGTCCTTTTGGTCACCTAATTCTTTGTTGTAAAAATTATTGGCAATCTTCTTAGTAAACTTAATTAGGGCCTGACCTGTGTATGTAACTGCTTCTGCGTTGTCCAAGTCATAAAATCTAAATACTGGTAGTCCTAACACACCATACAAAGAGTTTAATAAAATCTTCTGTAGGTATTGTCTTCTATCAAAGTAATCTGACTTTTCTTTATCACCTTGTTCATGAAACTTCTTTGATAACTTTCTATACTCAACCCTCTCATCAAACCACTTTCTCAATAGAGCTGGTAATAAACCATCTTTATCAGTCCTATACATCACACCATTAGAAGCCACACCAACATTACGACCGTTGAGGAAATTACCCAACTCGGTCTCGGTAAACTTACCCATCTCTTTTTTATCTTGTTCTATAGTGTATGTTTTTTTATTACCTTTACTCAGATACTCCTCTGGATTCCATCCGATAATCTTACCAATCTTGGTTTCTGGTGATATGTTCAAAGACATGATACAAGATGGATACATCGATGTAATATCCAAATCATAAACCCAATCGTGTTTACCCTTCTGTGGGTCTTGTACATAAGCACCAACAAACTTATCGTTTGTAAATACCTTTGGTCGTTTTGGTTTGTTGGGTGCGACGATACCTTGTTTCTTTAGATAAACCAAAATAGCACCCTCAAGATATCTCGAACTCATGAACACATCTTCATAAGGACAATGACCGAGATGTGATATACCTCGAGCGATTTCGATAAAATCTAACTTATCGTCTAACTTCTTAACTAGTTTCACATCTTGAATATTATATCTTACGAATTTATCTAAGTCGTTTTCATACAAATCATTCAACGTGCCCTCATACTCAACCTTTTTTTCTCCAACCTCTAGTTCTCCTATCGCATCTAGTCTGTATGAAACTCTTTGTGAAAAAGTAAATAGTTTATATAATGGTAGATAATCTAATATACTGACACCAGCAATCTTATATCTTTTTTTAAAATCAGACCATTGAACGTTTCTGATAGGTGATAACAGGTCTGCTATATTACTTCCCAAAACGTTAGATACTCTGTTGTACAGATAAGGGATATCAAAGAATTCAACATTCCAACCAGTTAATATTGTTGGTTTTATCTCCATGTATTTCATGAAAAAAGCATTCAACAAATCGTACTCATCTTTATAGGAAATCGTCGTATCCGTATTTGTAACTTTTGTCCTTGTTTCACCTAAACCTAATTTATCAGTTGGGTCTAAAACGTAACAAAAATAATCATCTGTCCTTGGGTCATTGAACGCTATCGATGTTACGGTGTTCTCAGCTTTCATCACATCTGGAAAACCATCGGTCACCTCAACCTCGATATCAAATATCATTACACGATGACCTTGAGATACTTCATCTGAATCGGTATAGTTATCAACCAACACCCTAATCTCAGGATTCACATCTGATTCAAATAAATCTGATTGTTCTTTTTCCCATTGTGTGATTCTCTTCAATCTATCACCATAGAGTGAAATAAATGTACCAGCTTTACTCTTTGTATAGGCGTACTTTTTGTATCTGAAAGTTTGATGACCAAACTTGTCATCCCAAATATGCATTGTATTTAATCTTCTATCGTAGAATATATTTTGATACATCTAGATTGTAAAATCCCCATTTTCGATATGTAAATATAACAACAAAACACTATACGTGTCAAGCTTTTTTTTCGTGGAGCTGACTGGATTCGAACCAGCGACCTCTTCCGTGCAAGGGAAGCGTTCTCCCAACTGAACTACAGCCCCAATAACCTAATTTGCGTATTCTTGGTCGTCATTGTCACCGGTCGTTGAAACGACCTCTGTGTCACAAAAATCACCATCACAGAATTTCTCGATGTTAGCCTCTTCTTTATGTATAACACCAAACGACAACTTACCAAGTTTCTTCACTTGTTTATTATACTCCTTTTCATTGATTGCTTCATACGGCATCTGTGGATATGCACCGTAATCATGTCTCGGTAATAAACTGATACCTTTCAAATGATACTGATAGTAATTCAACACGTTAGGGATTTGGTCTCCCTCTTTTTCAGGATCGAATGTGACGGTACAACTGACTTGATTGTCTGCCCAATGTCTTTGTAAGAAAGCGGCTAAACTGAATTGTTCCCAAATCGAAAGTTCAGCCGCGGTTCTTATCCCTTCTCCTACATCCACGGGCACTTCTACCACCATCGTGGTATCCTCTGAGCCAAATGCTGGTTCTATTTTATATTTAGCTTTTTTCAAAGGTTCTAATAATTCTGAGTGTTTGGATAATCTAATTCTTCTGATATAAAATCTTGATTCAGGATAATGTAAACCAGGTGTCGCACCTGCCAATAATGAAACCGTACCACTTGGTTTTACCGATGTGGTTTTAATCGAATTGGGTACTGCAAACCAATCAGAGTATTGAGCATCCCACTCTTGAATTGTGTCGTATCCTTTTTCCAACCAATTTCTGAATTCATCAAGTCCTCTGTTGGTAATGAATTGAGCAACACCACTAACACTACATCCTATTCTACGGTTTCTCAACATCACCCTATTGGTTTCCGCCCAATGAGTTCTACCGAGAGTCACAGTTTTGGCGTACAGATAGGCATACTTTAATGTCCTTTGATAATCCTCAAGTGAATCATGGTTGTTTGGAAATGTCTCCACCAAACAACACAACTCATAGGACTCAAGGGATTGTTCTAAACAAGGATTACCACCAGCGACTCTGTGGTCTTTCCAATCACCACCGTTTTTCATCCTTGAATACTTTTGCATGTTATGCAACCAAGCAAAACCAGGTTCACCGTTATCAACTATTCTTTTTGCTGCCTCGGTATAATCCATACCAAGTTCGGCGAATATACTATTATTACTTGTCCAACCATACTGGTCTCTATGTGGGTTTACATCATAGTTTTTTAAATCTAAATATTCCTCATCATATGGGTCACCGAACACAATCTCGGCTGTCCTACGGACGTTACCTGCCACGACACATTTTCCTATAAGATTCATAATATCAACAATTGTAGTTACTGAAATTGGTTCACCACTATTAGTATCTAGAACCTCTTTGATACTTTGATGGACTTCCTTTAATGGTTCAGGACCAGAACTAACACCACCAAATCCTTTGATTGGTATTCCAGCTTCTCTGACCTTGGAATAATCAAATTCAATTGGTGCTTGTCCATGAAAGTAACTCTCCAATAATAACTTTAGTGATTCAACCCAACCCTCACGAGTGTCTGGTATTTCAAATATCTGTTTGTCCCTCTTATCATCAACACCTTTGATTACTATCTCACCAGCACCTTTGGTGTCAAATCCAACACCAACACCCAACATACTAGCGTCCATTAGGAAACAGAATGGTTTCGAATAATCTTCCTTAATTGTACTTGTAGATACGAAAGCACAATTATTCAAAGCCGCATACAATCCTTTTTCTTCAGTAACTGCTGTTCCCATAGCCCACAAACCACGACCTGGTGGTAAAAACTTCATCGTGAAAATTCTCTCATACATATCTTGAGCTGATTTTTGTGCTTGCCATGGATTCCAACCTAGTTCATGTGAGTCTATCCAATTCTTTTGCATTGTGTAAGTTCCCTCAACAACCCTACGGACAGTCTCCCACCATCTCTCATTCTTACCATCATCTTTGATACGAGAATAAGTTCTCATGTAGACCAACTCACCTAGACCGTTAAAACCAAATGGGGGCTTTTTTCTTTTAAATTTGTTTATAAACTTTTCAGATAACGTAAATTTTTCCATTCTGTATTCCTATAATCTTTCTTAGTAACATACATAAATATAATATATATCGAATCATATTTATGCTTTTATTCAAATCCCTCAACTTTTTTTTCCATATCTTTGTATTTGTTCGCTAACTCCTTTCGTAAAAACTCTTGACTGTTGTTCATCTTATCTTGTGTTTCTTTACCGAACTGACTACTACCCTCGTGTATTTTTACGACACCAATATTTGTATTGATTGTAGATGGATAGGTCACACCATCGATACCAAATCTATTTTTTATCACATGAAATCTACCTGTGTTGGCTATCTTGTCCTCTACCTTTCGACTCATACTCATCACGAAATCAGCTGTCATCACTTTACTATAGTCCTCGGCAACCTTATCAGCACCTATGACATCTTCTTCCAATGCACTTCTGTTGGCCTGAGATGCCGTCCATATCGGTATCTCTAACTCACCGGCGAGTCCACGTAAATCTTCGTAGATATTTCCTATCGCATGTCTTTTTTCTTTGAAGAAACCTGTTGGCATCAAAATATCGGCGTAATCAACAATGACCATATCTACCTTGACACCACTAATTTCGATTTGTTTCAGATGTGAACCAAGGGTCTGTACTGATGCGGCCTTAGTTGGAAAGTATTTAATCAGTAACTTGCCAGGTAGTTTAGATATTTGTTTCTCTACTTCTTCTTTGTGATACTTTATGTTTGCCGTAGTCACTCCACTAAATATCGAATCATATCGAAGACCAACGTAATTTTCGTTTAACTCCAATGAGTAATGCACAACGGTCTTACCTTTTCTGATTACCTCTGAACCTAAGGCTTGTAGAGTCCAAGACTTACCGATACCAGCTGGAGCTACAACAACACCTAACTCACCAGGTCCCAAACCACCATCTGTTATGTCATTGATTACATCCCATGGTGTTGGTACGGTTATCCTAGATGATTCCTCTAATCTAGTTTCCAAGGATGGCACATAATCATGACCCAAGTCTCGTGTCGTTCCAGCTTTCATCGCGTCATCTATTATTGATTTGATACCATCATAATTTTTATTTTCTAATAAATCTACTGACTCAAGTATAGCATTTTTTAAAGCCTGATTCTTACAGAAATCCAAGGTTTCTTTTTCAACAAACTCCAAATCAGTTGATTCGATATTCTTCCATACATCTCTGAGTTTTTCTATCACTCCGCTTTTCAAGACATCGTTTTCAATCTCATCTATTTTATACTTAATTACTTCCAATGTTGGTTGTTTTTTATACTCGAAATAATATTCTCTGATAGCTTTGACCAACCATTTATTGGAGTCCGAGTCAAACATTTTTGGTTCTAATATATCGGTGATTGTTTGTGTAAATTTTATATTACTTATAAGTGAAGCTATAATCTTAGATTGAAAAGATGTACCGAATTGTGTTAATGTTTCGCTCATTTACTCTCCTTTCTAAAAACAAATATTGGTTCGTATTTATAACCCTTACCGTTGATACTCGATAAAGTTAATTTCAATGTCTCTTCTTGAACAAAACCTAATTGTTGAGAAATACGTATAGTCTCATTTTCGATAAACTTATGTTTAGGTGTGTTGGATATATTAATCAGCATGTATTTATTTTCTTTCAACCCATCGTAACAATTCTGTAAAGTTTGTTTTAAAAAACCATCCGTCCAACTATCTTGTGTTGGAAACTTCTTATAACTCTGTGTGTCTTCTTCTGAGTATTTCTCAGTATCGAAATAAGGCGGTGAGGTAAAACATAAGTCGATTGACCCTTTGAGAGGTTTATAATCCTCACTTCCGAGTTTATAAATATTAACTTGTTTTCCTAAATACGAAAAATCTTTCTTGATTTTCAACAAGCCATCGTAGGTTTTACTAGAGGGTTCTGTCCCAATGTATTGTTTTGTATTACTAGCTGATAAAAAACCCAACAACCGTCCACCCCAACCACAACTCATATCCCAAACAATATCTCCACCGAATTTTTCATAAATAAGTTTAGCAGCTGTAGGTCGAAAGTTACTGACGGATTGTGTCCCACTATATATTTTCAAGGATTGTCGTAATCTATTTTCATGTAATTTTATTTTATCACCTTTGGAGTGTTTTAGACACCACTTCCAACATTTTTTGATTGTCAGCTTGAATTTGTCATCATCATTGTATATTTCCATGGGTGACAATTTTGCATTACCACACCTGACTTCCCAAAAATGTGGAAAGTAACTCCAACATAATCTCAAACCATGCATGGTCTGAATAATTTGATTGTTTTCAAAAATACCATTCACGTTGAATTTTTTGATTTGTTGGAGTTGTTGGTGTTTTTCTTCCTCACGGACTTCGTAATGAAAAAAACCAAACTTTCTATAGTAATTAAAAATAACATCAACACCGTAGTCAATGTCAATATTATTCAAATCATCTGTGACTCGTTGAAATTCTAATTCTAAAGAATCAACATCAGTAAATTTATCTAGAACTTCATAATCTACGCTCATTTATGTGTCTTCTCTGCGTAGGAATTTAGTTGATTGAAGTTGTTCATCAACCAACTTGTCACGTTAGGAAGAGCCGTAAATAATTTATCCTCAAGAAACATTTTTTCAAATTTATATTTGACTAAACGATTTATTGGTGAATTTACATTATCGATTATTTTGGTTTTTGTTGAACCAGATATATCGACATCTGATAGTTGCATCAATTTGTAATTTATCTCAATAGTTTCTTTATGTTCTGGTAATTCTTCTATAACCTCATCCATACCGACTATACGATTTTCACTAAGAAAAGGTAATTTTTTACGAATAGTTTTTAACCCCAATCCTCTGACACCACTTATGTTATCTGATTTATCACCATCTAAAACTCTGTACCAAATATAGTTATGAGATGATATACCAAACTCGTCCATAACTTTTTCTTCGTCGTACATTTTCTTTTTCGTCGGACTCCATATTTTTATTCTACCATTAGCCAATTGTAAGAAATCCTTATCGGTTGACATGATTGTAATTTTAGAATCCGTTAATACCTGTCTACAGATATATCCAATCGTATCATCAGCTTCAATGTTGTCATATGATAACACGGTGACCGGTAATGTATCTAGATACTCCACAACACGTTGTATTTGCATAATCATGTTGTGTTTTTCATCCTCTTGGGTAGCGAAACTATTGGAACGATTTACTCGATACTTTGTTCTTCTGTTCTGTTTATATTCAGGATATATTTTGCGACGGCGATTAGAACCACCCTTGCCATCGAATACAATAATGACACGAGTGGGTCTAATCATGTTTATGGTGTAACCGATACTTCTCAAGAAACCAACTATTCCACCAATATGAATACCATCATCATTGGTAGTCGGTATAACGCTGAACACTCGGATAAATGTATTCAGGCCATCTATGATTAGTACTTTATCGTTGGGGTCACCACCGTCAAGTGAACCACCTTTTTTCTTTATCTCATCGAGTATAGATAGATAACGTCCGTTACTCACTTACTTCCTCTTCGATTATCACATCATCGATACCGAAGTTCTTTTCATACTTCAGAACTACTTTATCACAAATCATCTGATAACAATGAGACTTGAAATCCTCATCTTTGAGATATTCTGGCCAGTCTTTTGATTGAAACTTAATCTCCTTACCATTGTGGTCATCCATGGTATACCATGCTCCACCTTGTTTAACGAGTCTATGTTCTTTCATGACCTTCAACCAACTACCTTCGTTATCAATACCACTCTCGAAATAAAGTTCGAAGTCGGCGTGCCTCATGGGTGGGCCAAGTCTATTCTTGATGACTTGAGCTCTCATCTTCATTCCGATGGTATTATTTTTCTTATCTTTGATTTGACCAACGTTCTTTAATCTGATACGGGTTGATGCGTGAAACGGTAATGCTTTTCCACCACTTGTAGTCCAAGGGTCTCCGAACATCACACCAAGTTTCTGTCTGAGTTGATTTGTAAACACTAGACCAATTCTCTGTCTACCAATCATCTGAGTAATCTTTCTCATCGCCTTTGAAAGAATGATAGCTTTAGAAGTAGCCCAACCATCCTTGTCGAACTCAGCTTCTAACTCTACCTTTGTTGTAGCGGCAGCTAATGAATCGACTAAGATAGTTACTAACCTATCCTTATCTGATTCTCTAACCTTTGCCACGATTTCTTCTATGGCTGAGAAAATATCCTCAACGGTTTCTAGATGTAAGTATAACATCTGATTTATATCAACACCAATCGCCTCAAGGAACTCAGTACTAACAGCTGTCTCTGTATCTATATAAACAGCGACACCACCTTTTTTCTGTGT